GGATGACCGTATCGTCTGGCCGACGAAGCCAAGCTAATGGCGAACGTACTTGAAGTCTTACAAGCCGCAGGACTAGATGTTGAGGCGGAACCGGGTTGGGAAACGCGCCGCGGTTCTAAATGGTCGTTTGATCACAGGCCGGGTGGCACGTTGGGAATGATTGTGCATCACACGGCTGCCGGCGGTTCAGCAGAGATGCCCTGTAGGAAAATATGCACTTTCGGCAGATCCGACCTAGCTGGTCCCTTAGTTCAACTGCTGCTAGGTCGCGGGCCATCACCGAAGCTGTTGTTGATCTCACAGAACCGCTGTAACCATGCCGGTCGTGGCTCGTCAGAAGTCATTAAAGACTTAGAAGCTGGCCGAGACATCACCGCCGAGTTTGACGCTGGTCAAGGCGCTTACAACGCTCGCAACTTCCCAAATCGTCAGAACGATTTCAAACGCGGGAATGGCCTCCTGTGGGGGATCGAGGTGGAAAATAATGGAGTTGGTGAGGAATATTCCCAAGCTCAAATCAAAGCGCTAGTCAAAATCTGTGCTGCGATGTGCAAGTGGCAAGGATGGTCACACAACCAAATTCTCCACCATAGAGAATGGACCTCTCGTAAGTACGATATGAGCTACACGGGACCGCTGCGCGAGTACGTGCAGAAGATGATGGCCTCCAGCCAATGGCGAGTACCTAAAGCAGCAGTCCAGAGTGGTACCACTCCTCCTGTAACGCCTCCTAAGCGCTCCGCAGTATTGAAGCAGGGCAGCACAGGCGAGGAAGTAAAGGAACTACAGCAGGCTCTCTCAAAGCTCGGCTACCGAGTGGAAGTCACTGGCGACTTTGACAAGTCCACTTATTACGGAGTGGTGAGATTCCAACGCAAGCATCGCCTGACGGTTGATGGCCTCGTTGGACCGCAAACCCTCAGCAAGATTCGAGCGCAACAGAAGCGTCCTTCAGTTACAACTGAGGCACGCGAGTTTCCGGGCACGCTCATTAAGCGAGGTAGCCGTGGCCCGGATGTAAGATGGGTGCAACAACACATAGGAGTCAAGCTGATTGACGGCGTGTTCGGTCGGGGAACAGAACGCGCAGTAAAGAACTTTCAACGTCGTCGCCGCTTAAAGGCTGACGGCATTATCGGTCGCCAAACTTGGGCGGCCATACATAACTCATAGGAGAACAAAATGTTTAACAAAGTATTTCTGACTGATTTAGCCGAGCGTGGTTTGTCAACTGCCCTTCAAGCATGGGCGGCGGCTTTCGCTGTGCCGGGACCTGACGTCCTAGACTCTATTAAAATTGGTTTGGTTGCCGGTTTAGTATCGGTCGCCAAATCCATTTCGGCTCGCAAAGTCGGTGACGACTCTGCCTCTATAGCAAGGGTAAGTGAACAGTAATGAGTGACGCGTGGCTTAGTCCAACAAACAATTCAGACAAGCGAGCAATTAGAGAAGTTCAGATGGCTTTAGGGCTTCACCCGGATGGGCAATACTCGCGTGGACTGGTTCGTATCGTCTCGGATTTTCAGCTAACTAATAAGTTGACTGCCGATGGTTTGGTTGGTCCTTTGACTTGGGCTGCGCTTAATGGTGAGAAGCCGAAAGCTAAGAAAAAGGCTCCAGCTAAGAAAGAAGCAGA